CATGTTCCTAAAGGTTGGGGATATGAAAAATGGATAGTCAATACTGATGAGTATTGTGGTAAGTTACTCTTTTTTAATAAGGGTAAGAGATGTTCATGGCACTACCACAAAATAAAAGATGAGACATTCTATCTGCAGTCTGGTAGTATTCTTTTATTCTATGGTGAGACAGATTCTTTAGAAGATGCCAAGACCCTCTTGCTGGAGCCAGGTGATAAGTTTCACATCTATAGAGGATTGCGTCATCAAATGGTTGCACAGGCAGACTCAGAGTTGTTTGAGTTCTCTACACAACACTTTGATGAAGATTCTCACCGAGTTATAGCTGGAGATACTCTTTAACAGTAGTAAATTTATAATCCCATTCCTTTTTAGCACAAGTGTAGGTTTGATACTTACCTTTTAGGTGCTCTGGGAATGGGATATATTTTATGATGCCATTATATTTTTCTGCTACTAATTCTCCTACTTCTTGAAAACTGGTAGGATTACTTGTGCCTAAATCATAGATACCAGAAGGTTTGTCATTGTTCAGTACAATATCTACAATATCATCTACACATATAAAGTCTCTGAGGAATTTATCAGACCCTTCAAATAATTTGAGTGCTCCTGTGTCTTTAACTTGCTTAGTGAATTTAGATACAGGACTTGCTTGGTCTTCCTTATGCTCTTCTCCATCACCATAGACATTAAAGTATCTAAATCCTTGTACTAACTTAAACTTATCAATATTATCTTGTACCCAATAGTCCATGATGACTTTAGATATAGCATAATAGTTAAGAGGATTAATTATATCAGATGTATTACCATAGACAGAAGCAGATGATGCATACTTGATGGGTATTTCATATCTTATTGCTTGTTCAAATAACCACTGAGTAAACTCAACATTAAAGTGATTGATTGCTTTTAGATTAGTACATGTTGTATCAGAGATAGCACCTTGATGTAGTATGAGTTCTACCTTGTTCCAGTCAGTAAAGGAACGAAAATGCCAACTGTTCCTTTTTTCAACCTTGATTACATTTTTGCCAGATAATTTTTCCAGGAATTTTTTTCCTATAAAACCCTCATCACCTGTAAGTATTATCATATCCTTTTTCATTAGATTATAGCAAGAATAAATAAAAAGAGCAAGTTGTATTATAGATTTATAATGCCAGAACCAAAGGCCCAATTAATTGACCCACAAGGACCAATAGATGTACCTGGAATGCAGGTAACTGGTGTTACAACTGCTACTGGTGGTTTTGTAGGACAAGTTCAAGGAGCAGCAACAGGATTAGCTAGCACCACAGCAAACTTGAGTGTTGGTATAGTTACTGCTACTAAGTTTCAAGGAAATACCACAGGAAACGTAAGTGGTTTAGCAGATGATACTAATATAAACGTAGGAATAATAACATCCACATCATTTACTGGTGATTTAGTAGGTAATGCTGCTGGTCTCTCAACTACTACAGCAAATATAAATGCTGGTATTATGAGTGCTACCAGTTTTGCTGGTAACTTTACTGGAGTAGCATCTGGTATTACAGGCACTCCTAATATAGTAGTAGGAATAATGACTGGAACCCTGAAGGGGGATGGAAGTAGTCTTACTGGTATAGCAGCAACTAACTGGATTTCTAATAATGTAAATGCCACTACTTCTACCACCACAGTAGATTTGAGTGATGGTAATGTAGTTAAGTTTACGCAGAGTGCATCTACTACAGTATCATTTGCTAATACAGGAACATCAAATATAGTTTCATTTATAAGATCTCAAACTGAAAATTTTAGTACTGCAGGTGTAACTTTTGATGGCAGTGGTGATTCTTTAAGTATTCCTGATAATGCAGATTATAACTTTGGTAGTGGTGATTTTACTATTGAGTGTTGGGCAAAAGTTAATTCAATCAACAACTATAATGATGCTTTTGTTGCTCAGTGGGTTTCTGGACAATATTGTTTTTATTTTGGAACTTTCCAAGCAGATTTTAGGTTATTTTGGTCAACAAACGGAAGTGCAGAAAGCAATCTAAGTAGTGGTTATACTGTAACAACAGGGGGATGGCATCATTATGCTGCATCAAGAAGTGGTGATAGTTTAAGATTGTTTGTTGATGGTGTACAGAAAGGAAGTACGCAGGATATGTCAGGAGTCACACTTAATGACTCTACTACTACTGTTGTTCTTGGAAATAATGCTGATGTAGGGGATGGGTCAAGACATCTTAATGGAATTCTGTCCAATGTAAGAATTATAAAAGGAACAGGACTTTACACTTCTGATTTTAGTCCTCTTATGTCTGATTTGACTAATGTAACAAATACTAAACTCTTATGTTGTCAATCAAATAGTTCTACTACTGCAGCTACTGTTATTCCTTCTGGAGATTCTATTACTGCTAATGGAGATCCAACTGCTGGTTCTCAAACTATATCCTTAGCAGGTGCAAGAACAATAACATGGCCATCTTCTATTAAATGGAATGGCGGAAGTGCTCCTGATCTTGTTGAGATTAATCCAACTGGAGAAGAGTTTGATTTAATTACTTTATTAACACGTGATGAGGGGGTAACATGGTATGGATGGCTAACTGCTAGTAATACTAGATTGGATGGAACTTTATGGTCATGGGGATATAATGATTATGGTCAATTGGGGCAAAATAATGTTAATACAACTGGAATATCTTCACCAATTCAAGTACCTGGTTCTACTTGGAGTTCAGTAATTACAGGAGGAGCTGACCATCCAGCATCTCAAAGTATGGGAGCACTTAAAACTGATGGAACACTCTGGGTTATGGGACAAAATACTCATGGAATGTTAGGACAAAATAATACAACAAATTACTCATCGCCAGTTCAAATACCTGGTACTACATGGAAACAGGCATCATCTCCTAGAGCAACTTGGACTGCAACCAAGACTGATGGAACATTGTGGGTGTGGGGACCTAATGGTTTTGGAGAATTGGGATTAAGTCAACCTACTAATTCTCATGTATCATCACCAACTCAAATACCTGGTACTACATGGAATTATACTGATAACTCTGGATATGCTTCATTTGGAATAAAAACTGATGGAACATTATGGTCATGGGGATATAATGAAGGAGGAGTATTGGGACTTAGTAATAAAACAGAATATTCATCACCAAAACAAATACCTGGTACTACCTGGTCTACTATTAGTGCTAATAGAAATTCAGCTGTAGCAACCAAAACTGATGGAACACTCTGGGCATGGGGAGAAAATCCACAGGGACAATTAGCACAAAATAATAGAAGTACATATTCATCACCAAAACAAATACCTGGTACTTCATGGAGTGATAATATAAGTATGGGATACGCTAGTTGTGGAGCAATTAGAACTGATGGAACATTATGGGTATGGGGAGATGGTCATGATGGAACATTAGCTCAAGGACCATCACCAGGTAATGTAGATTATTCCTCACCAGTTCAAATACCTGGTACAACTTGGAGTAAGATTAGTATGAGTAGTAGTAGAGGAGCAGCAATTAAAACTGATGGATCATTATGGACATGGGGAAGTGGAAGTAAAGGGGTATTGGGACATAATCAAGTAGCAGAGAAGTTCTCTCCAACTCAAGTACCAGGTACTTGGACTGCAATTGTAGGAAAAATGACCAGTCACATGGGTATCAAGGAAGTATGATAAATAACTAAAAAAGTAATATGAGTCAGGAAAAAGCCCAACTGATAGCACCACAGGGACACTTTACAGTGCCTGGTTTGAATGTGGCTGGTGTTGTTACTGCTTCGTCTTTTTCTGGTAATTGCACTGGTACTGCAAGTAGTATTGCTCAAGGAACTAATGTAGTTGTTGGGGTAATGACTGCCTCATCATTTGCTGGAGATGTATTTGGTAATGCTGCTGGTTTATCTACCACTACAGCAGGTTTAAAGTTAGGTATAGTTACTGCTACGAGTTTTGCTGGTAATTTTACTGGTATAGGTTCTGGATTAACTGGTACGCCAAATATAGTTGCTGGTTTAGTTACTGCTAGTCAATTTGTAGGTAATACTCCTGGTCTTGCTGCTGGTATATCTGCTGGAAAGAACTTAGCTGCTGGTATAGTTACTGCTACTACATTCTATGGGGATGGTAGCAATTTAACTGGTGCTGGTTCTACTGCATATATTAGACAAGATGTAACTGTTACTACTCCTGAAACAACTATTAATTTGAATGATGGAAATATAATTTATTATAATCAAGCTGAAGTTGCTAATACCACTATATCTATTGCTAATACAAGCACTGCAGAGGATGTTACTATTATAAGAAGTTTGGATCCTTATAGTAATAGTTGGGATGATTCCATAAGCACTGCTAGTGTAGATTTTGATTCAGGTGAGTATTTAACTCAGACAACTGATGCTGTATTAAGGAATTGGTTTGATCAAGCTTTTACTGTTGAATATTGGATAAAAGCAGATGGTTTTGCAAGTACTGATGATGGAAGTGGTAATGTATTAGGAGCTAGTACTCTTGGTTCAAATTCCAACTGGACTTGGAGTTTTGGACCTAATAGTTTGGGTCAAGTTCGTTTTGCTTGGAGAAATACTGGAGGTTCTGACAGTGCCGTTCTTCCAAGCAAAACCATATCAACAGGTACATGGTATCACTTAGCTTTTGTGCGTGAGGAATCTGGTGCTTGCAAAATCTTTATTGATGGAGAGCTCCAAACACTAACAGCAAATGGAGGAGTGACATCATATACAATTACTGATGGAGCCGCTGACGGTGGAACCTTTAATATAGGAAAAGTAAAAACTGCAAATTTTGATGGAAAAATTTCTAATCTTAGGATTACTCATCAAGCACTTTATGGTAGTAGCTTTACACCTCCTTCATCAGCACTTACAACAACAAGTCAAGGTGCAACTGCAAGTAATGTAAAACTTTTATGTTGTCAATCAACCACTGATGACACTGCTGCAACTGTAACTCCTAATACTATTAGTGCTAATGGAACTCCAACTCCTGCTTCAGATACTATTACTCAATCTGGATCAATATCAGTAAGTAATTATACTATTACTTGGCCATCATCAATCACATGGAATGGTGGAAGTGCTCCTACATTAGCAAATGCTAATACTTATAGTTTAACAGGACAAGTATTTAATTTAGTCACTTATAATGGTGGAACCACATGGTATGGTTATGAGGAAGTTAATAATACTACACTTAGCTCAAATCTTACTTTATGGGCATGGGGACATAATAATATAGGAAAATTAGGACAAAATACTACAGTATCACATTCATCACCAATTCAAATACCTGGTGATTGGTCTAGAATTCCACAAGGTCAGGGAGATGCTTTTAATGCAGTTAAACCAGATGGAACATTGTGGTCATGGGGTAATAATAGCAATGGAGGATTAGGACTAAATCAAGCAAGTCCAGTAAAAATTTCATCACCAACTCAAATAGGTTCTGGAACTGATTGGGCAAGACCAGGAGGTGCAGGAGATAATGCACGTTCTGCAGTTAAGACTGACGGAACACTATGGATGTGGGGAAAGAATAGCGATGGAACATTAGGACAAAATGATAGAACATCTCGTTCATCACCAGTTCAAGTACCTGGTACTACTTGGAGCACTGCAGCACATCATTTAGGTGGAACAGATGATGCTATGGCAGCAATTAAAACAGATGGAACATTATGGACATGGGGATCAGGTCTTTATGGAATGTTAGGACTAAATACTGGACATCCAGTTCGTAAATCATCACCAACCCAAATACCTGGCACTTGGACTTCAGTTGGAGGTCACAATTATATGATGGCTGCAACTAAAAGTGATGGAACATTATGGACATGGGGAGAAAATAGTCCAGGAGTGTTAGGAGATAATAGTAGAACACAACGTTCATCACCAGTTCAAGTACCTGGTACTAATTGGGCTGCTGTATCTCCCTTTGGTGGTTATGGTATAATGAGCGCACTCAAAACTGATGGAACATTATGGACATGGGGAGCTAATGGTTATGGATCATTAGGACAAAATAATAGAACATCATATTCATCACCAGTTCAAGTAGGTTCTGATACTACATGGAAACAACCTGCTGCTGGAGGTACTGATGGTATAACTGGGGCAGTTAAAACTGATGGAACCCTATGGACATGGGGATATAACTATGCAGGAGCATTGGGGCAAAATTTAGGACATGGAACTGGTACGTACTCTTCACCAGTTCAAGTACCTGGTACTGCTTGGCAAGAAGTAATAGTTAGTAAGGATAGTACTTTTGCTCTTCAATCTTCCTAAATAACTAAAAAGCTATGAGTCAGACTAAGGTACAATTAATAGCACCTATAGGAGTAGTAACAGCTTCTACACTGGAGACTACTGGTGTATTAACTGCTACTACATTTGTTGGCGACATAGCAGGTACAGTTACAGGTATAACAAGCACAACAGATAATTTAAACTTAGGAATTATTACTGCAACCAGTTTTGCAGGTGACTTCACTGGTATTGGTTCTGGTCTTACTGGTACTCCTAATGTAGTTGCTGGTGTTGTGACTGCTACTAAGTTTGTAGGTAATACACCAGGTACAGTGAGTGG